ATCGCCGCGAATGGGGATTTTTAGTCAACAATCAGTGGATACAACATGAGCAGTACCTCAAGGAGAGATATGAACAAACTCAAAATTAATCAGCATGAAGTAACTGGTCTAGTCGGCAAGATCTGTAGAGAACTTGCTATAGGAAGTTGGCGACCAGATTATATTGTAGGAATCACTCGCGGTGGGTTGGTTCCTGCTGTTATGATCAGTCAATATTTTAATATCCCATTGCATACATTAAATGTAAGTCTGCGTGACGGAGATGTAGGACCCGAAAGTAATCTGTGGATGGCCGAAGATGCACTAGGGCCGAACAGTAGAGAACGGATTGTTGAAGATTCCGATAACATTGGCGGTATTCTAGAAGCTGCAAGTTCTTTACTAGAAAACGGTGGCACATACAAGAATATTCTTATTGTGGATGATATCAACGATCAAGGCACTACACTTAACTGGATCATGAAAGACTGGCCCAGTGGCTGTTTTCCAGATGATCCTAGTTGGGGTGAGGTGTGGAACAATAATGTAAAATTTGCAGTATTGGTAGATAATCTTGCCAGCCAATGTGAAGTTAAAATGGATTACGTTGGCATGGAAGTCAACAAGGCAGAAAAAGATATATGGATTGATTTTCCTTGGGAAGATTGGTGGACTAAATGATCGATTCTAAGATCAAGGTTCGCTGCACTGATGCAGGCAAAGATTTTGACATGCATGTTCTAGGATACAAGCCTAAGGTATTTTTAGATGTTGCATTTCAAACTATTAAGTTGCGATTAGTTTATATGGAACGTACTAAGGCATTTGCAGGCAGTCTAGGCGGCCGTGAGTTTGTTGTACGCGAAGACGAGTTACCTCGAGAACGTGGAGAGTATAAACGATGAACCTACACTATTCATTAGATGATGCACGTGATGCGGGTGATGCACCTTGGGACGATGTCATACAAGATGATTTTCATGTTGCTATTTTTAAAGACAAGTATCCTGTAACAGAAGGACACTTGCTGTTTGTGCCTAAATATTCAGCCGTAGGTGTTATTGAAGATTGTTTTGCGGATGCACTTAGACTTGGACAAGAAAAAGTCAACAGTGGCGAGTGGGACGGATTCAATATTGGAATGAATTGGGGGGAGGCTGCTGGACAGACCGTGCCTTATCCACATGTTCATTTGATTCCTAGACGCAAAGGTGACATGGAAGACCCCACAGGTGGTGTTCGCCACGTGATTCCAGAAAAGGGTAATTATCGTAAATGAAGAGAATCACTGTGCCGTGGAAGAATCAAACCAACACATGGTGGAATGAAACCTGCGCCAATATATTAGAGCATTTTGGATTACCTGGTGATAGGTATGTCACAGAAATCACTGCAGATCACATGCACTTTGATTTTAACGACGATAAAGATGCATTAATGTGTAGAATAATGATCAGCGATAAAATATGAAACATTTTGTCTATATCTGTATCATGATTGTATTGATCGTTGTGCTGATACGATATCGACCCGAAGGCAGAGTCTACGACTGCAGAGATGCACACTGGCATCCAGACTATCCTATAGAAGTTAAACAAGAATGTGCTAGACTAAGAATAGAAGAATGGCGTAGATTAAATCAAGAAACAGAATCCAAAGATAGGTATATATAAAATGCAAACATGGACAGTAACAGTGGAAGAAGACGGTATCATAACGTTGCCCCAAGATCTTTTAGATGCCGCAGGATGGCGAGAAGGCGATTGCCTACATTGGATTGATCAACATGATGGATCTTGGCAATTGGTCAAGGAAGAGTTGACAACATTTATAAAAAGTGGTATAATAAACAATGAGTAAAATTAAAATAGCAGAACTGTTTTACAGTATACAAGGCGAAGGCCGATATATGGGTGTTCCTAGTGTATTCTTACGCACTTTTGGATGTAATTTTAAATGTGCTGGCTTTGGAATGCCGCGTGGCGAAGTAAGTCACGAAGCAACAGATATTGCGGCCACGCATAAAATGATCGAATCATTTCAAACGTATGAGGAACTTCCGTTAGTCAGCACAGGCTGTGACAGCTATGCATCATGGATGCCAGAATTTAAAGATCTTTCACCACTGCTTACATCAGATGCAATAGCAGAACGTATCATGGAAATTTTACCTTACAAGCGTTGGGAAGATGAACATCTTGTGATCACAGGTGGCGAACCGTTGTTGGGATGGCAACGTGCTTATCCGGATCTTTTGAATCATCTGAGTATGACGGGCCTTAAAGAAATTACTTTTGAAACCAACGGTACTCAAAAGCTAACTCCGGAGTTTAAAAAATATCTACAAGAATGGTCACAGAATCCTCCTTTTGCTAGTAGAGAAGTTACATTTTCAGTCAGTGCCAAACTCAGTTGTTCAGGAGAACAGCCCAGTGAAGCCATACGTCCAGATATAGTCTGTGAATATCAAGAAGCTGGTCATGTATATCTCAAATTAGTAGTGGCCACTGAAGATGATGCAGAAGAAGCTCTAGAAGCTGTGGATATCTATCGTGCAGAAGGTTTCACTGGTAATGTTTATCTCATGCCTGTGGGCGGGGTTGAGTCAGTATACACACTAAATAACCGCAGAGTAGCAGAACTGGCAATGAAACATGGACTGAGATATTCAGACAGATTGCAGGTGCCACTGTTTAAGAATGAATGGGGTACATAATGAAAATAATTAAAAAACTATTTGGTCTAGATAAACTAGAAGCTTCTATCCAAAAAGCTGAACTGGATTTGGCAGAAGCCAACAACAGGTTGGCTGCGGCTGAAGCTGCATCTAAAACTGCTGAACAAGCAGAAGAAACTGCCAAGCAGACACCAAAAGAACGTGCTACTAGACGCAAAGAAGCATGGGTTGGTGTAATAAACACTCATGTTAACAAAGATAATATACGAAATGGCTTTTTTGAGCTTGACTGGAATGACCAATTTGTGCTACAATTAAAGCAAGAGGGATACGGTGAAGATGGTGACAAAGAAGAAGAAATCGTAGATCGTTGGTTCCGTGAACTTTGTGCAAATGTTGTGGTAGATGGTGATTTTGGCGGCCCTGTGAACACAGGTGTTATAGACATTAAAACAGTGAAGAAGACAAATCAATGACCTATATTTTAGTTGATACAGCAAATACATTCTTTCGTGCTCGTCACGTGATCAACGGTGATGCTGATATCAAACTAGGCATGGCTTTTCATATCACCCTTAATTCAATCCGCAAAGCATGGCAGCAGTTTAACGGCAGTCATGTCATATTCTGTTTAGAAGGTAGATCTTGGCGCAAAGATTATTATGCACCCTACAAGCGAAATCGTTCTGATGCTCGTGCTGCTCACACAGAAAAAGAAGCAGAGGAAGATCGCGTGTTTTGGGAAGCCTTTGATACATTCAAAGAGTTTATCACAGATAAAACTAACTGCACAGTCATGCAGAATCCACAGCTAGAAGCAGATGATTTAATCGCAGGCTGGATACAGAGCCATCCAAATGACAAACATGTAATCATCAGTACTGACACAGATTTTGTACAATTGATCGCCCCTAATGTCACACAGTACAACGGCGTCATGGAACATGTAATCACACATGAAGGTATCTTCGATGACAAAGGCAAAAGAATCATTGATAAGAAAACACAAGAACCTAAAGCTATCCCAGACCCGGAATGGCTGCTGTTCGAAAAATGCATGCGTGGTGATACCAGTGATAATGTCTTCTCGGCGTATCCGGGTGTGCGTACTAAAGGCACAAGCAAAAAAGTGGGTCTTACAGAAGCGTTCGAAGATCGTGGCAGCAAAGGATATGCGTGGAACAATCTCATGTTACAGAGATGGACTGATCACGAAGGCAAAGAACATCGTGTCTTAGAAGATTACGAACGCAATCGTAGATTGATTGATCTCAGTCATCAGCCAGATAACATCAAAGCCATAATCTCAGAGACCATTGCCGCAGCCACTAGTGCAGACAAAAATGTCAGCCAGGTTGGTCTTAGATTAATGAAGTTCTGTGGCCTGTATGATCTCAAGAAGATATCTGATCAGGCTGCAAGTTATTCGGAACCATTGAATGCGAGGTACCTAGTTGGAGAACGACATGACTGATTTACACGCCAAACCTATCATAGATAACAAGTTTTGGATCGTAGAAGAGAATGGCGAGAAGATTGCTACTCTAAGAAAAAATGAAGACAATAGATTCGTAATGAGTAATCAAGATGGAATAAAAATCTATGAAACTAAAGAACACATCACTAGAACATTCGGTAAAAAATTCTTTACTGTCAAGATTGTAAAAGAAAGTGAAAACGCCTTACCCAATGAGGTTCACGGTTATCCGACCAGCACAGCACCTCACAATGCCATGTTTGACATACGTAAGAAACTTCCCCTATTCACAAAAAGCAGTGATTCAAAAAGTTTGTATTGTGCAGGATATTACTGTATAAAATTCGAGAAAGGTTGGGTTAAGAGTTTCTGTCCTAAAAAGATCACCTTAGAAAGATACCCCTATCGAGGTCCTCTTAAAACAGAATTAGAAATGAAACAGGTATTAGCTAATGTCTCAAAATAACATACCTACTGTGTTGCCTACAGTTGAGAAATTACTTCAACGAATAACAATAGCAGAAAAGAGCCAACAGAAAGAAATAAGGATCACTATACAGGAAGCCAGAGATCTCACCACTGAGCTCGCTATTTTTTCTACTAAACTAGGCCGCACTGTGCAGGAAATACATGGTATCCTAGCTCAGATCAAAGAATCCAGTCAAAGTATAGACGTTAAGTTCGACGGCGGCTCATTTTAAAAAGATAAATATATACGTGGTTAATTAGGAACCCGTATAAGATGTCGAGACCAAAACCAAAGATACTTTTAGAATATGCTAACAAAGAAACTTTCAAAGTCGAGCAGATACTGGACTCGGAAGCCATTTGGGCTGTTTTCTATCGACACCAACCGTTTAATCTAAAGAGTGGTAGCCTAGTAGCCAGCTATCCTGGTCCTAAATATAAAAAAGTATCATTTTCAAATCCTGGCCATGCACACAATTTGGCTAAAAAATTAAACAAACTTTTTAAAACCACAGACTTTGCTGTGGTTAAACTCACTGCCGGTGAAGAGGTAGTTTAACGTGGATTCCAAGGATGCCTATACTCGGGTGTTCTTACAGGCAGCAGAACTACCTATCGACTCTGACACAGTGAAGCAGTACAGATCAGTATGGTGGTGGAGTTTCAGAGAAAAGACTCAAGGTGGCCTTAGACTAACTGAACAGGCCTTGCAGTTCATTGAAGAATATGCTAAAATTAAAACTTATAAAATAGATTTTCCAAAAGAATTTGCATTCACTCCGCAGGTGCTGGTTTGGTTAGATCATTTTATCGATTCTCCTTTTTTCATCAATAAAAAACATATTATAGTTATGAAAGAAAAATCCGCTTTTGAACTGTATCTTTTTTCTGGCGATGTTGCCAAGCTGGGTCACACCAAAGCTATGGCCAAAAGACTTAGCCAAGAATCCACCCTCGAATCTAATTGACTTATAAATATTTTCACGATGTTTGATTTAAATCCTATTGATGTACTAAAACAGCGCAGGCTTAAGACCATTCCTCCTCACTTCAGCAAAATTGCTATCTCAGATAACGAAATTTTTGAAGGTGTAGAAGAATGGGTCAAGACCAAATTGAAAGGCCGTTACTGCTTGGCCAAACAACCAGGTATTGATAAATCTGGAAATCTGCGTTCTACTCATTATTTAGGATTTGAAGATCAAAAAGAATTAACGTATTTCATGCTTGCATGTAACCATTTAAGGAGAACCTAATGTCAGAAGAAACTACAAATCAAGAACCCGAAGCCGTGGCACCGGTGCCAGAAACTGCCCCTGCACAGGGTCCAGATCTCAATGTCAGCGATCTTGCTGCACTGAGAAGCATCATCGAAGTAGCTACACAACGAGGAGCGTTCAAAGCAGCAGAACTAGAGGCCGTGGGCAAAGCTTTCAACAAGCTAAACACCTTCTTAGAAGCTGTGGCTAAAAAGGAGGCCTAAAATGGCACGACCACTAAAACACATCGGTAGGATCAACAACACAGGCGTGAAAGTGCTTGTGGTGTTTAGAACATTGCCAGGCGAATCAAACATGGCATTGGTTTTACCAGTAACACAGCTCAGTGACGCATATCACGATTCGATCATGACCATGGTAGAAACAGATCAATGTCAAGAGGCCTATGAACTAGGCGAAATGATGTTTATACGTACATTTACAGATGGCAGACCTATGTTGCAAGCCATGCAGGTAGATGGAAGATTACAGAAAGTAGCCACAGATTCTGTGACTATGACTCCTACTACTAATGATACTGTGCTGTTAAGTAGTCTAAACACACTGATCGCAGAACAGAAAAACTGCGCAGTGGACGATCTTTACACATTTGTTAAAGGTGCTCCTAAAGTCAAGGCAGAAGTAAAACAAATTGCTGAAGTGGCCGACCTAGCACCTGCTGTAGACACAGATGTTCCTGCACCAGTTAGAGCTCAGGCTGCTACTGATGCTGTACTCACAGACAAGGACATTGCTAAGAGCTATCGCAGTCAAGCAGATGCCATGTACAAAGAAGCAGCAAG